ACCCTTACGTGCAACAACGACCACAAGGCACGATAGGAAAACTTGCTTGTTTTAAGGAAATTGGCGAAACGAATACAGGACAGATTCTGTACGAACCAACTTTGGAACTTAAAAAGGAGATCGACAAACTTTTAACAGCAGCACTAGGACAACATAGAATTGTGAGCAATTATTTTATGGATTGGCCCAAAGACGAGAGAAGACCTTTAGCAAAGATTGAGGTGGCGAAGACTAGACTCTTCAACATTCATTCCGTGGCTTGGTTGATCGTGACAAAAATGTATGCAGGAAGTTTTACAGCAGCATTCATGCAAGCACGACTCAAAATTGGATCAGCACTGGGCATTAATATGCACGGCCCAGAAGTGACTAAACTAGTGGAATATTTGCTCTCAGTTGGAAACAACATGGCGGACGGCGACGTGGAAAAATGGGACGGAGGATATGATTTCGAAACACTCTTTGACATGGCCTGGGTAGTAGCAATGTGGTACAAAAAACATAACCCGAATTCGGACTTCTGGGGTACAATGACAGTTTTATTAGGACCCACATGGAGAATCCATATTTGTGGAAACGTTGTTTACATCGTTTTCATTGGATTACCCTCAGGATGGTATTTGACAGCAGTTTTTAACACAGGCGGTCATAGAATTCGAAATTACAATGTGTGGCAAGAGTTGACGCTAATAAAATGGCAGGAAGCCATGAGAGGAAAAGAACCCGAACTACACGAGGATGTCGCAGCACTCTGGAAATCGTTGCTCAATCTTAACACCTTAGATGAGTACGTAGCGCAAGTGATGGGAGGAGACGATGAAGTCCAATCCGTTGCAGGCGAACTAGCAGAGCTGATGAATCCTTCAGACATAGCAACAGTCTGGAAAAACCATGGAATTGGCTACGTTCCCCCACAAAAAATAGCAGGGAAGACACACGCGACCTCGTGGAGCACAATTGACGACGTGCAGTTCTACAAGTGTCACTTTAAGCGTAACGAAGAACATCAAAGATTTTGGCATATGGCGATGGACACAGAGCCCTGTCAGGAATTGATAAATTGGATCAGAAAAGGACAACCACCCATTGATGCACTCCAAGCCAATGTAAGAGATTACCAACACTTCTCTTACGCCCATGGAAAAGAACACTTTGAAAGAGTGACGACGCTGGTTCGAAATGCAGCAGAAGAAAAAGGCATTTCATTGATGTACAGCACATTCGAAGAGTTCGACGAACTTTGGAAAATTGAGCATGAGCTTACTATGCCCACTTATCTTTAGTTCTCCAAACCAGAAACAACATACGAATACAGACAGCAGTTTACATATGTAGTTTATTTGGACATTAGGTCCTTTTGATTTCATCGCGAACAATCATTAATTGGATAGTATCTATTCTAGCGAAGTAAATCCTAGAGCATCCATACCCGCTGACCTCAGCGGGCTAAAGGAGCTAGGTAACGCGTGATTTAGTAGATTTGTGTTAGAACCCTAATGGTATGATAGATAATAGATATATAGATTTC